GACGTCCGCTCAATGTCCGTATTGAGGAGTCGGCCGGCAATGTCTCCAGCCACACGGGCGACGTCGTCGTCTTCGTCTTGCCAGCGGCGTTCGACGGACACTCGCGGAGGGCGCCCGTAAAGCATGGCGGACTTTGACTCGACGTCAGCGAGGAAGAGGTTCCACCTGGCCTCGGCCGTCTCGTACGCGTCGCGCTCGTCTCGGAGAATGGAGTCTATTTTCTCGGCCTGTTTCTTCCAGCCCTCCAGCCACTTCTTGGCGCCGGCAAACTCCCGCGTCCAACGGGTGCGCTCTTTCTCGAGCATGGCCGGGTCCAAGCCTTCGGGCTCTCCTTCCGCGGCTTCGCGCGCTGGTGAGTCTCGCGCCTCGTTGGGTTCCTGTGGCTCGTAGAGACTCATAGGCGCTGGCTCCGCTTGGGGGCTGTCGCCCACAAGTCATTGAGGATGAGTGGCTTGGGTGCGGCGAGGCCCTTGGCTTTCTCGGGCGGGGGCCGCGTCATGAATTCAGAGAAGCGAGACGCAATGGCGCCATAGCCAAATCCGTCTGACGAGTGGCTACTCCAGTCGTGCAACGGCGTCTTCTTGTAAACCTTGCGGTCCTCGTCGTACTCGTACTTGTACGAAGCGAGCGCATCGACGCCGTCAATGTCTTCGGGGCCTGAGACTTCAGAGCAGCGCGGATGAATGCGCGTCGTCTCCTGCTCCAGAAGAAAGCGCGCGGCCTGAAGTCTGTCCGCCACGTGGTGCGGTGGGCCGATTGCGACTTTGCCGGGGAATTCTTTCTCCAGCGCGTCCTGGACGGAGCCACCCGTCACGAGGTTTCTCTGTCTCGCGTCGTGGGGCAGGATGATTTTGCTTATTCCGTACCCGCGGCCGCGGATGACATCGACATAGTGAGACAGCGGCCGGCCGTGGGCTTCGTAGTGGTCAATGAAGTCGATGCCGCGGTTTGGCCCAATCCGCATGAACCACATGGCGAAGCTGTCGCTGATGCCCAGGTCAGGAAGGACGAAGACGCCGTCGCGGCCGTGCTCAAAGGCCCCGAGCTGGCCCCTCTCGCGCATGACTTGAAGGAGGTGGCCGTAAACGCTTCCCCGGTCGGCGCTTGGGTATTTGCCGTCAACGTACTCGTCTACCCATTCCTGGTCCTTCCCGTGGCAAAGCCGCGCGTAGTACCCGGGGGGCAGGTTGGACGTGTTTTCGGCTTCGGGCGTTCTGCCCCCCGGTTGCTCGAAGAGCTCAAAGCCCTCTGGCTTGTCGTGACTGAAAAGCTTGTAGCCCCAATGCGTGGTGGGCCATGGGTTGGTGTCCCCGAAGACGCCGAACCAGGTGGGCCCGCCCTGAACCTTTGATGGGTAGCGCCCAACGCGGCCCTGCACGCCGTCGAAAAGCTCCTTCGGGATTTCCCTCAGCTCGTTGAAGTAGGCCCATGTCAGCTCGAGAGAGAGCACTTTCTTGACGTCGGCCGGTGAGTCAAGCGCACGGAAGAGGACTTCGCAGTCAACGTCTCCGCGGCGCATGTGGAAGGTGAAGTCTTGTTCCTTCCAGTGGCCGGCCGCCGTGGGCAGCCATTGCTCGAACGTCTTTCGCGTGGTGTCGCGGAGTTGCCGGTACGTGTTTCGGATGACGACGCCACGGGTGCGACGGATGCCATCGGGGCCGCGCGCTTGCTGTCCCGCCCGCTTGGGCACTTCCATGATGCAGCCGGATGACTTGCCGGAGCCGATGGGGCCCACCAGGACACGGGCGAAGGCGTCAGATTCCAGGAAGCGGCCCACGGTGGGGGGCGCGTAGTAGTTCACAGTGGGGCTCACTTGCCGCCCCGAGTGTGAATGTTGAAAACAATGGGGTCGCCGTTGGCGTCTGACAGGCGGGTGTTCTCGATGAAGTCAGCCTCGGAGCGGCCCAGAAGCTCAGACGCCTTGAGCCGGTCGCGCATCTCCGACTCTTCGGCCTTCATGACTTTCGTCCAAAACTCCTGACGTTCCGCACGGCTGGCGATGAGTCCTGAGTTTTCCTTGGCCCGGCGCGCGTCAATTGCCTCGCGAACCTTGGGCAGCTTTAGCAATTTGCTGGCGGAAACGGCTAAGGCTCCATCCGTTCCCGTGTAGCCCGCTGCACGCGCCGCATCCGTCCCGTTGCCGGTGTATGCGTCAACAAACGCTTGTTGTTTGGGTGTGAGGGCCAATCATCCGACAGTCTTTGGCCTTGTGGGGACTTTCTGACGACGTCGGGCATACGACATTGCCGCATGTTTGAGGAGTTTCCACGCAAGTCGGAACGCCCTGTCTCCTTCATCGCTGGCCCGTGCGAATTCGAGGGCCTTGAGTTGGAGGTAGTCGTCAGGTTGTGAGCCCCATGGGCGCAATGGGGAGTCGATGGGTTTGTGCTGCTTCTCTCGCTTTCGATGGCCGTGGCAATACTTCCGGCCAGACTCTGCTGGACGTTCGCAACAGTCTGCGATGCAGCGCTCCATGTTGCCCCCTTGATGCGTCAACGAAAACTCAACCAAACCAACCAGCACACAACCCCGAGACCAGCGATGACGCTTGCCCAAGCGCCCCGCCTTTCAGCGATGGCCGCGTGGCTTGGTTCGAAGCAGTAGGGGCATCTATGCGGACGGCCCTGAAGGAACATGCTGTGGTGTGGGCAGTCGCGGTTGAATGGCGTCTCTCGAAACTGGCCACGGGTCATCACCCCAACACCTTCACCGTGTGTCCCGCCACTCCCAGGAGGAACGCCAGCGCTCCGGCTCCGAACGTCAGCCGTCCAAGTTCCGCTGCTTTTGCGTGGCCAGCGAGGATGTAGACAAGTGCTCCAAGAAGTGCGGCGAAGACAGAGACATAGGCGCTCATTTTGTTTCTCCTGTGAGTTTGCGTGCTTCCACTTCGAAAGGGTTGTCCCAGTAGGCGTCTTTCTTCCTGAGAAATAACCAAAGACTTGCGAGCCCATACGCTGGCAGAAAGAAGGGGCCCCATTTGCGAGCTTGGGCGAAATGCACCAGCTCATGACGTAGCAGTGGCTCTTTCCCGATGTGGTCTGCTCGGACGAATATGACCGCCCCGTGAGTCTGTGCCGCGAAGTGGTCTTTCTCAAGAAGCAAGCGCATTAAGCCGCCCGCCTTGCAGAGAATGGCTCCGTCACGGAATCCGTAGGGCTTTGAGAGGGTGAAGAGAGCGACTGTTGCGCCGATGAGAGTGGTGGGGAGCGCCCACAGATACCCCAGAAGGAAAATCATCGGGCCAGCTCCATCCGAAGAGCGAACGCCCTCAGGTATGCGGCCATGTTTGCCGCCTTTTCCTCGGTGATTCCCCGCCCCAGGTAGCTCTTGTTGCACCACCAGCACGTGAGACCGCGAACGTAGGTGCGCCGCTTCTCCGGCTTCATCTTTTTCCAGCCCGGGACGTGGGCGTGGTCGGTGCGAAACTGGCCGTTCTTCGCCACCTTCTTGCAGATGGCACACACCCAACCCTGTCTTTCCAGGATGGCAAGCCATGCTTCCGCGTCCAAACCGTATTTGCGCAACGTTGCCTTCAGGGGCACGCGGATGACCGGACCCTTGTCGACCCCCACCCGCGCCGCGTTTTCGTCAGGGCGGTGCCGTTCCGTTCGTTTGGCGGGGTGTTTCATCGCTTGGCCGCCAGTCGCTTGAGTCTGGCTCGCGATTCTTTCGCCGGTCGGAATCCGATTGTCTTCGTGGCGGGCAGCTGTATCGGCGCCCCTGTTTGTGGGTTGCGGATGAGACGCGCCTTTCGTGTTCGCACGGACCATGTGCCGAACTTGGGCCACGTAAACCGGCCCTCCCCGAGAACGGCCTCTTCAATCGCCTCGAGAACGGCGTGGGCGTACAGCTCCGTGTCTTTCTTCGAGAGGTAGAGCGACTCAGACAGCGCTGAGACAAGTTCGAGCTTCGTCATGGGCCGACGCCCCCGTTGCAGTCATGCGTCAACGGAACAGGGCCAGCGCCGCAGATTGGACAGATTTTCATGGCCGAGCGGTACAGCGCATCCATCCGCTCCAGCTCCGACAAGAGCCAAGGGATGTCTTCGCGGGCATGGGCGATGAAGTCCGCGTCCCGGCCGTAAAAATCCCCTCGTCCCCACGTCACCTCTTTCGGACCCACGACCTCGACTTCGCTGCCGTCCGTCCAGCGGACGTGAAATTGGAGAAAGTCCTTCTCGGGCCACGCGGGGTCGTTTCCCTCGTTGCCAACCGAGCGGCACTTGGACTCCCACGGCCCTTTTGTTGCTGCCTCTGCTCTCTTTCGAATTTCTTCTAGTCTCTCGGTTCTGGTCATGGCTTCGCCTCAGCGAGCATCGCCGCAAGCCCCTCGGCCCTCTTCTCTTCGTCCCTAAGCATTGACTCGTAGGCATCCGCTTCCGACGCCACCCATTTCGCCAGTTCCGCAATCAGTTCCGACGCGATGAGCGGGGTTAACTCGAAGCCCATTTCTGTTTCCGGGCAGCCCTTCTTTCCCGTGACGTGGAGCCAACAGATTCCCGCCGTGTCTATCGTCAGGCCCATCGCATCAACGCCGCCCGATTCCCACTCCACGGTCCGCCCCGGTGTGTCGCGCAGGCTCATGGCTTCACCCCACACCGCCAACAGAACTGCCCATACCCATTCCACTTGTGCCCGCTGAATCTGCACACCAGTCGCTTCCACCAGGTGGAATGTTTCGCTACTTCCTCCTGGAGATTCAGGACTCGGGAGTTGTTGCCCCACCAGTTGCCATCGATGCTCATGGCATTGGCCGCGTTCGGTTGAATTCGCGGGTCGCTTCAATTTCTCGTTCCGCCTTCCCGAGTTTGTAGGCTATGCCCGCTTGCCGATGCAGCGAGCGCATCAGCGCCTCGAGTTGGTCCGCCGTGGATGCCGCAAGCCTCTTAATGCTGGGCTCTCCGGGTCCGAACCTTTCGCCGTACCGCCTTTCGGTTGCGCGGAGATTCTCGAGCGCTTTGGCGAGCGCCACACATGCCTCGCCCATTTCAAACGCCGGGTCTCCCTCTTCGAGTCGGGTGTCCCAATCCCCGGGCTCTTTCAATCCAAGCGCATAGACGGAACGCGCCAGGCCCACCAGTGCGGCTAGCGGCGTTTTCCTCCAAAACCCGTCATCGCCCTTCAATTCCACGACCATCACCGACGACGCGGGCACGCCAAGCACCTTGGCCATCCGTGCGTCCAGAATACTTGTCGGTCTCTTTGTTTCGTCGCTCATGCCGCTCTGCCTTTTCGCGCCGCCAACCAGCGCTCTGTGAATTGCCCGTAAACGGCAGCTGGGTTCGCATCCGCGCCGTATTTTTTCTCGATGTCGCCGTAGGTCGGCGCATGCTTCGCGAAGTCAGCCGCGCAGCGGTAGCAGACGTGGTGCCCCCAGACGCCGCACTCGGCATCTTTTCCGCAGGCCTCGCACAGCAAGTATTCGGGTTGCGTCTCGCTCAAAACGGAATCTCCTGCTCAAGGGGCGGAAGGGGTGGGCGGTTGAGTCGCGACTCTGTTTTTTGGGGTGGGGCGGTCGCCTTCTCCGGCACGTGCTTCACCCACACCTGGTCGCTTTGAAACACTCGCATGGCGTACGGCGGCTCTCGGCTGGCGCCGTAGGAGTCTTTCAGCCACCAGCGCCACGCCGCGCGCAGTCGCTCCGTGTTGCCTCCAAGTCGCTCCATCGCCCTTACCCAGAAGCCAGCAAACGCCGCGTTGGGTGACTCGGGAATGAGGCCCGGCCTCGCCTTGGTCCGCTCTTCCTGGGCCCAGACAAAGAACTCGACGTCCGGACTCGGGGCGGGCTCCTCCGCGCGCCTGTCCTTGACGGCGCCCCGCGTTGCGGCGTCACCGGGCATCCCGCCAAACGACGAGACCGGGTCAGGTGCTTTTGCTGCGGCTGGCTCCGTCGTCAGACGTCCGATGTCAGACGTCAGATACAAGACGTCAGATACAAGGGCTGCTGGCAGGGTGCTGGCAGGGTGCCGTGGTTGTCCTAGGGCGTCCTCTGTGTCCTGTCTAGGTTGTCCTAGGGCGTCCTCGGCCTCCGGGTCGGGCAACCCTCTGGCCTTTTCTTCCCGGTGGAAACGCTGATGTTTTGCGAAGTTGCGGATAACGAGGAGCCGCTTTCCGGCAACCGTGTACCGCCTGATGAATCCGCGCTCATGCAGAGATGTGAGTATTTGGTCCGCGTCGCCGTTGTCGTACGGCAGGCACTTCACCTTCAGCTCGCGTGGCTTGTCCTCGAGCTTCCCGTCCTTGTCCGCGTAACACCACAGGGCAATGAAAAAGAGCCGGTGAATGGGCGTCAGTTCACCCAAGTCGGCATCCGTAAAAAACTCAGGCTTGATTGTCCTGATACGCGCCACGCTTCCCCCTTCGTTTGATGCTCAATCCCGTTGTGGAAACTTCAGCTCTCTTTGAGAGCGTCAAAGATGGATGTCTGTCTTGAGTCCTCGACGGGCTTCTCAACCGGTGCGGCCATGAGAATTTCGGCGAGTGTTGCGACCCACTGCGCGCCGAGGCCGGCCTGCTCCTTCAGCTCCTTGGCAATGAAGAGCAGCTGCGAGTCGCGTTCGAGGCTTGGCCACCTGCACATTGAGAAGGCGACGTCCGTGAAAAACTTCGCCTGGTCATCGCTCGGAAGGTTGACGAACATGTCCGCCAACTCGCGCACCGAAATGGAGAGCGTGACTTCGGTTGTGTATTTGGCGCTCATTGAGCGGCCCTCTCTTCCGCCTGGCGCGACAGCTCGGATTTTGCCCTGGCTGTTGCGGCCTTCATGCTGAGTGCGTCCGCCGTTGCCGGGTAGCAAAGCGACTCGAACAACTGCGCTTGCTCCGTGAACCAAGCGAGCGCACTGGGTCGGTTGTGACTGATGTCTGCGTGGCAAGTCCGACACAACCAAGCGCAATTCGCGACCGACTGCTGAACCTTGCGCCCCAACGCATGATGCATTTCGGAGCCAGGGCATCGGCAGATTTCGCAATGCCCGCCCGAGCGAGCGACAATCGCCGCACGAATCTCTTTCGTTTCTTCGCCCTTGCCCCTCTTCTTCGCCGCCTTTGCTTTGAGTGCTGGGCGTCGTTTCTCGGAGAGACGCCTGGTTTTCGAGAGCGCGGCTCGAAGTTCCGCCATGGCGCGGTCATATGCGCCGCCGCCAGGAAACTCGTCTACCAGCGCCCGCGCGCTCTTCCGGGAGATGGAAACGCGGCTCATGGCGACACCAGCGCTTTGAGTTTTTCGTGCGCGTCGCTCAAGACAAAATAAGCGTGGTCGTCGAAGACCTTCTCTTTCGCCAACCCCATCGTCAGGCCAACGATGCGCACGGCCTCCAGCGCGGCCGCGTGTGGCGGCTCGAAGACAACAAGCGTCCGTCCGTTGTGACCGTGAATCGCCTCAACCTCGGAGATACTTTGATAGAAGGCGCAAGACGTGTGCTTCGTCAGCCAAACGAGCGCGCACCATCCGTTCGCAAACTCGACGCCCTCAGCAACGCGACCCGTCCCGCTAACACCGCCCTCGTCTTCGATGCGCTGGAGATGGAAGGCCCTCATGGACACACCCACATGTCGTGGTCCATTCGAACCATTGAGCACTTCGAACAGGTCGAGGAGCCGGAAAGCCCGTCTTCGCTTTCCCATTCGGGCCCATCCCACTGGTGTTCGCACTTCGGGCCGTTGGGGCCGCACTCGCATTTGCATTTCGCGGACGCGGGGCCACACACGAAAACAGAGACGCCGGACTCGCTCATGACAACTCCCTGAGCGCTTGAATCATCTTCGCTTGTGCCTCTTCTGAATCAATCAGAAGGGAGGTTGTCTTCGTCTCCGTCTCAACCCGCACGAAAGCTTGGCCCGTGACGAGCTTCTTGACGGTTGCGTGTCCCGTCGAAAACCGGCGCCCGATTTCATCGAAAGTAACGCCCTCTTCTCTGGCGTCTTTCATGCGTTGGATTTCGGCGGGGGTGAAGCTCTCTGGACGTCGGAAAGCCTTTCCGTGAGTGCGGCTCATGGCTTGGCCCCGGAGATGGCCGCGCTCGCCCTGAGACAAAGCGGGCACATGTCCTCGTGGTGGGGCTCGGTGCGCTGATGGTCTTCGAGCAGCTCAGTCACCAACGCTTCAAGCTGGGCGATGCGCTCAGAAGGGCGCACGTGCTTGGGGTTGGAGCAGATGTCGCAATTCTCGCGGTCCGTCTGGCGATAGATGACTCGCGTTGAGCCCTCGTAACTTCGCGTCTCATAGTGGACTGGGTCCGCGTCGCGATGCAGCCGGAACAACACGGCTCCAAATCTGTGCGACGTCACCCGCGTCAGTTCGTCTTGCGAACACCACACTCCGAGCGCCAACAACTCACGAAGGGAGTCTTTCAGCGTCGGGGCTTTTGTATTCCATACGGCAAGGGTTTCCGTATTCACCGGACACCCCGCTTGGACTTGGCCACGCCAACGAGCTGGAGGATTTTCGCAGCGTCGCGCTTGCCCAGGTGGGCCCGAAGAGCGGCCAACACTGCCCGGGCATGCGCCGCGTCATGTTCGTCAACGAAGGCGAGACTCTCAAGAATGTTTGCAGCGGCCTCTGATGCACCCTCAAGCGTCGCCAGACGAACGCGCGACAACCTTGGGACATGAATGGGGTTGGGAGTTTTCAAGCGACACCCCCGCCCACCACAAACGCCTCGACGTCCTCCCGCCTGAAGCGGAGAAGAGAGCCAATCCGAACAACAACAAGCAGTCCTTTCGCCACCAACCGGTAAACGGCGGCGGGTTTCACTGCCAGACGCACGGCCACGTTCTTGACCGTCAGGAGGGGTTGTGGTTCAACCCACGGGCTTAAGCCTTGCGGTGGTAGCTCAGTTGGTAGAGCACGAGCTTCCCAAGCTTGAGGCCGTGTGTTTGCTTCTGTCGTATCCATTTCGTTTCCCAATTTGAGTTTGTTTATCTCCCGCCTGACGTCGTCATCCGTCAGGTGGGTATACACGTCGTCTGTCACATCCCGACTTGCGTGGCCCAGTGTAAGCTTAATTGCGAGCGGGTCCGCACCAGCCTTTCGCATCAAAGTCGCCGCGCTATGACGCAAGTCATAAAAGCGCGCAGGTCGCGCAACAGGATGCACCCAAAGCTTGAAGTCGCATTTCGGGCAGCACAATTGGAGCATCTCCGGCCTGTTCTCTTTGAAGCCGCAACCCTGACGCCGGCAAGAGTAACGGTAGTGGGTGACAAGCCCCGCCTTTCCCATCGCCGTCCGAAGGGTGCGCGCAAGCTTCGTGTCCTTCCGCTGTCGGCGCCCGTCAGGCTTGGGAAATACGTATTCGCCGGGCCCTTCCATCGCTGCGCGCAAGTCCTCCAGCACTAAGTCGGGAATGGGGATAACCCTCTCCTTGCCCGTCTTGGTTGAATCTCTGCTGTGGCTCCGGTGAAGGCGGATTGTTTTCTTTTCCAGGTCAACGCCGGTCTTCTTGAGTCCCAACAACTCACCGGGGCGGACACCCGTCAGAAGAGACACCTTCGCCTCCCGCCGCCTGTCTTCTCTGAGGTGCGGCAAAATCAAAAGCACCTCCGCAACGGTGAGCGTATTGAACGCCTTCCGTTGCTCCTTCGCCCGCTTCACAATGGCGAACGGGTTGGATGCGCCCCACAGTCCATTCTCCTGCGCCTCTTGAATGATGCGCTTGCCCGTTGAACGCACTTTGTTGCGAGTGGCCGCCGCAAGTTCCGTCAGCGAAGAGAGCGTGTGACGGACAACTCCCGGAGTCAGCGCCAACTCCGACATTTCCCAGAGAGAGCGGAGGTGTTTCACGTGCCGCCACTCGTTCTGTGGGGCCACCAGTCGCGCCGAATTGTTTTTAATCCATTGGTCAGCCAACGCCTTGAAGCACAGACCAGAGACGACGTTGCCGCGAATCTGCGCCGCCAACTCCAGCGCAAGCTGGCGCGGGTCCACCTGAACCACGGCCGGCCGCACACTCCTTGCGGAGATGCGTTTCTTTATCCGCCTGGCCACGACTCGCAGCGCCC